CTTCGAACAAGAACTCTCCATCAACGCTGTAACCTGTACTTCCTTCTATTTTTGAGAAAATATCAGTTGTAAAGTCATCAATGTAGTCTACTGTTTGTTTTGCTTGGCCGCCGTGATTAAACAATTGAATGTTAGGATGGAATTCAATGATAGGACGTTTTGCTCTAGTATCTTCACTAGCATCAAAGTCTTCTCCTCTAAAAGTATGTGCATACTCTAAGACTGTTCTATGAAACCATCTATTATATCTACTCCAAGGATTTAAATCTCTACTTGTTCTATTAATTGTAATATAATCTTTTGATCCTGGAAACTGTGTAGCATCATCATAAGGCTGAGAATCAAATCCTTCATTGTCAAACAAAATTTCCGGAGTAGTGGTTGTCACTGTTGGGGGGATAAGATCTGTAAATCTTGTTAAAGAAATTTCTTTACCTACACCTTCAACTAACCAAGTGCTTTGAGCATACTTCTCTTCTGCTACTTCGCCTCTAAATTCTATTACTAGTCCGTTACTAAGTTTTATACCGTTAGCACTTGTATAATCTTTTTTACCAACAATCTCATTTGTAGGATCAATAAACGTAGCATCTTGAATATCGCCAATTATAAACTGTCCTAGTCTATTAGGGTTGACGTCACTTTGATAGTATAAAACATCAGGTGAATCTAACGGTACAGTAAATGTTACTACACCTCTTTTTGCTCCGTTATTGATTATACCGGTATTGTATGTTAATGATTCTAGTACAGCGTTATTATCTACTAGTTCCCAGTCTTGCGAATCAACACTAATTGTACTTCCGTCTGCCGGTGTGATATCAACTTTGGCACGCCAAAGTTTATCATCAAAAATTGCATAGTCACCTACAAAATAAGAAATTCGTGCATCATAAAGCAAACTTCCTGTATCGTAGTTTGTTCTAATAATAAACCCTTCGAGCGGACTGTTAACTTCAAAACGGTATGTTTGTCCTCTATATAATTTAAGGTTAGGACTATTAGTTGCACCATCAGGTGTAAATATCCAACTATTAACACCCGGAGACACTTTATATGTAGATGTTATTGCACTGTTCTGTCCGTATACAGGAACAGATGGAGGACCTTGCGGTGCCCAAAAATATTCTCTATAGTTTGTAAACTTGTCCCAGTCAATCGGAGGATTCCAAGAATAATGTTCTTGTTTATTTAAAATATCGTCACGATCGTTATAGTTACCAAAGTAATTTAAAATATTTTTAAAATCAATATAATCATAAAAATCTTCTACCTTTCTATCTTTTTCAACAGTTACACCTGGTTCAAGTTGATACCTGCTACGTAATGTATCGTCATCATCAAGATAGATATCTTTAGTATTATAAGTTTTTCCGTAACGTCGACCAACATACCCTGTAAGTTTATCTGTTGCGCCAGGTTGAATTAGAGGATCTAAAACGCCCCCTAAAAATTTATCATTGGTTTCAGTTTTAAAAACGTCAGGTAAAAATTCTGAAGATTTTCTAATTGGAATATTGCTGTTGGGGAAGACTTTTTTATCTGCCATTATGTATCACTCACCACTGTTCCAGTGCCTGCTCTAATTTCAGCAGCAGTGATCGAGGATACAATTTCAATATCATCTACGGTTGCTCCGCTTACAAAAATTTCATCAGGCTTACTTTGAATTTCAAACAAACTGCCAAACACTTGTGCTGGGTCTCTAGGTAAAATTACAAAATTAGTAACATCTGGAGATACTGAATTAATAATAAAAGCAGTCAACTCGCTAAGATAAAATCTATCTCCGAAATCCCAGTTATTAATACTAAAGAAAGTATTAATTGCATTTACAATTCTTACTTTTAGGTTGTTGTCATTAATAGTTTTATTAGGATTTTTAACAACCTTAAATTGTGCTTGTACTTGTTGTGTTGCTGTTGCTCCAAACAACACTTTATATTTTACAGGATGATATATAATTTCATCGCTTATTGCTTTTATTTGATTAAGACCTGAGCCAAATGATATTCTTAAATCTTCTGACGTTGGTTCAGCAGGTTGTGTTCCTGCTCCTGCAAGATAATTTCTAAAAGAAGTATCATATGATCTAGTTAAAATAAAAATATCAATAATATTAGTTACACTTGGATCAATTCGTCTGTCAGTACTTGCTGCGTGTGTATATTGGAACTTAAGATCTCTTCTTCCAATTTCTGCTTTATACGAAGTTTCAAGTTGTAGTGTGTTGGTTGCTTTGTTTACACTTTTTACTCTATCTTCATTGTCATCATAAAAATAAATTAGTTGACCGTCAACATAGTCATTAATATTAACTTGCGATTCTCTTTGTGCAACAATAATGTTTGTAACACTTGGATCAACAAGATTAAAAACAGATGTACCGTATGCGTCAGTTACTTCTTGGAAGAATAGGAAATTTAAATCTAAATCTGATCCTACAATATTTTCAAAAGATTGCGGATCGTCAACAACGCCATCGCTATCTTTATCAGAAAATGCTAATTTAATTTCGTTAGTAGATTCGTACCCATCATCAAATTTAATAGTGTCAGAAATTTCAAAAGAATAATCTTGAACTAATGATCCAATTCCTTGACTTGTTCTATTAATACCTAAAACTCTAACAGAATCTTTTTCAAGTTTTCCTGTAATGTTATTATAGGCTTTGTCATTTTTATCAAAGTAAAATCTATTTTGTGAAACACTACCAAACACATAGTCTAGTCTTCTAATTCTAACGACATACTGATCGTTATCTTTAATAAAAGCAATTATCCAACTAGCATCAAGATTTTCACTTGTAGTATCACCTGCTTTACCTAAACCAAATGCAGAAGTTACATCTAAATTTTCTGCTTGAATAATTTTCCACTGTGCTGTATTAATGTCGTATCTTAAACCAAAGTTTAAGTTTGCAAAAATAATATTTGTCATTTGTGCTTCGATAGCAGCACTAATATCTGATACAAATTTAGGAACAATTCTGTTTGCAATAGCGCCTGTTGGAATATTATCAGTGAATGTAATCGGGCCTAGTCCTGTTGTTAATACTCCTCTGCCTGCGTTAGTACCGTCGCCTACAACACTTTGTACTTTTGTCCATAGGTAACTTCTTTGTTCGCTATCATCTTCGTCAATATCTACAATAGCACCATTCTTAAATGCTTTTCCTACTGGTGGTAAAAACTTAAGATTAGCACCAGATAACACAAACTTAAGGTTATTAGTTGCATAAGTTCCTACTTTAAGTAAACTTTGGTCAATATTATTAACAAAGTATCCTGTACCAATATTAGTATCATTGGTGACACTGTTCCATTCAATTGTAGTTTCAGAAAATAGTATCTTTTCAAAACGTGTTATATAGAAATTATAAACATCTGTATCTGCAAACACACTTTCTATTCTATTTTTAATAAAATTAATAATGTCAGTTCTACTAGTAAATTTAAAACTTAATGTATTTTCTGATTCCTGCTTATAGATGTATCCGTCGTCTCCGAACACATTGATTGAACCATATTTTCCACTGGCATCAATAATATCAATATTACGTGAAATTCCGCTTGAAGTTCTGTTAACTGATTTTACTTTTAAAATATTTTGTGAAGTAGACAATGGAGCAAGATTATAATCTTCTCCTGTAATCATTCTATTTTGTGTATAATAATTTGCAGGTGCATTCTGTCTGATACTATCAATCGATTCTGTTGGTGCTGCACTGTTTACACTTTGTTGTAATGCTAACCCAATAGTAATATTATGTCTTGCGCCTGCCTTGTTAAGATATGGTACAGTAATATTAATACCTCTTAACTCATTAGGAGAAATTGTATAACTTAATCCGTTACTTACTCTATAATATGTTCTAAAATTACCTTGTGGTAAATTTCCATACACTCCATCGGCAAATACCAAATCAATCTTATCATTTTCTCTTGTATTGACAGCATAGATATTTCTACTTCCGCCTACAATACTATTATATGCAATGTTGTTTCCGATAAGGTTTGAAACTTTTAACCACTCGGCTCCTTGTGATCCGTTTGGATTAATATCGTACAACCAAACATCATCATTATTAATGTTTTGACTTTCTACTGCAACACGCTCATTTGTAGTAGGAACACCAATATTAAAATCTGCAAGTTCTAAACTACCTTGTTTAAATTGTAAGTAAAATCCTGTGTTTGCACTTCCTGGTCCTTGACCATCTTGTCTATATACAAAACCTAACTGGTTTCCAGGAGTTGGTGATTCTTCATAAATTTCTTCTGCATTTTTAAAAGTTGTACTTACTAATTCAAACACCATATTTCGGCCTGCAACAGATTTACTAAAAGAGTAAATTGGAACATCTGCTGAAAAAGATCTAAATCTATATTGCTCTGTCGGAATACTTTGAATAGTAGCAGTACCTTGGCTTCTACCAAATTCTGTATTGTCACTCATTGCTGTGTTCAGCACAAGAATAAACTGTTCTGCCCAGTTAGTATTTGTAGGATCGTTCCAACGAACTGTTTGTTGTGCTAGGTTACGTCCGTTGCTATCAACAACATCTTCTGATGTAGTAACGCTAACAAACTTTAAAAGACCTTTTGCAGGAACATTACGTTTAGCATTATAAGAAAGCATCTTAGCAATTCTTAGAACACTTTCCTTACGCTCTGCTAATTCAATAAAATTTTCTCTACTTGCAAGATCTAGTCTAAAAGATAAACTCTGTCCAAGGAATGCGATAGCATCAATAAGTGCTAGATACTCTGATGACTCGATATAATCATTAAAATCTTCTGGATAATTTTCACGCAAGTAGGTAATGATAACTCTACGCAGGTTCTCGAAGTCATAAGACTTAAAATCAGCGTTACGAAACGTCTGATAAATGCGAGTCCAGTCCTCATTAAGTATTAAATTATTTTGTCTTGATGTAGTGCTCATTACGTCCTATTCCTTAGTAATATTTAGCGTCAATCATTAACTGCTTACTTTATTGTTGATGTTGTTCTGTCAAAATCAAATGTCATTCTGTCGCTTACATTAAACGGCAAATATGTAATACTTGCTTCTATTCGCATACCCATTTCTGTACTGTCAACTGAAACACTATCAACTACTACTCTAGGATCATAGTTCACTATAGTTTCTACATCATCAGCAATTAATTTTTTTGTTTCTTCAGTAAAAGGTTCAAATATCATATCCCAAATGATAGTTCCAAAATCAGGATTTTGTAACTTTTCACCTTTTTTAATATAAAAGTGATTGATAAGATCCTGTTTAACTAGATCAATATCATAAAGTTTAAAACCCTGTTTAGCATTTTGACTGCTAAACCCTTTATACGTGAATGTAGTTGATGTTTGGTCACCTACAGATGCTTTGTTTACTGCTACTTTCTTTTGATTATATAAGTTTGCCATCTATTATTCCTCGCTCGGTGGTATTTCTCTATCTGTATCAGAAGGATTTAAGAAATTAGGCGATTGGTTTTCGTGTAGTGCCCAAGGTTCGTGCATCGGTACTCTTTTCATAATACTGTTAAATGCCCCTTGCTGATACTTAGTAGTTGCCCATTCACTTACAGTATTTGTAAAAATATTATCGTGTGTAATTAAATCTGTAATAGATAACGCAGGATCTGCTTGTGCTGCATCTGTTGCAGCAGGTCCGTTTAGGTGTATGTTTGGACTTGCTGACATTAATATGTCTCCGCCTACTGCAAGTTCTGTATTTTCACCAGATGTTAGGTAGTTGTATCCTTCAGTTTTAATATCCCAATTTCTTTGTGTGTCTGATCTATCTCCGAGTGTATAGATATCAGTATTACCATTAATTGTATGTCTATGGTTACCTGCTACTCTAATATCAAGATCGCCGTCGGTTAATACTCCTTCTGCGTTTTCATAATTTCTTGTTTCAATCTTACCATTAGCACCTATAAGGATGTTAGTATTAAATGCACTTTCAATCTGAATCCTACCTGATTCTATTTCAGCACCGTCTTGTATCTTAGGAATGATTTTTGTGTCGCCTTCTTCTCTGCGATGTAATTCGTCTGGAGAAACATACTCAGCCGTGGCTTTCATATTGATATTTCTTCCTGCTTCGATGTTAACATCTCTATCTGCACGAATGTTTAAATCATTTTCACTATGAACACTAATACTATCAGCACCGTAAATATCTATCTTGCCGTTACTTGTCATTTCAATCCAAGCAGTACCACCTGAATTTGTAAGATAAATTAAATCCTCTGAATTATGTAACAGCAGTTGATGTCCTGTTCTTGTTCTAATTCTTGTGTATTCGTTATAAGGAATATCAACTAAACCTTTTTCTCCTGCATTTATATCTGCATATTCAACAGGACCTACACCCGGTGCTGTTTTTCGCTGGTATCTATCATCGCCATCATCTATAACAAACTGTGTTCCGCCTAATCTGCTTACAGGAATAGGAGTTCTTGTTTGAGACTCTGTAGGACCAATATTCATACGCTTGGCACCCGGACTGTAATCTAAAGGACCTGGTGTAGATATACCAAATGCAGTATTAGGAACTTGTCGTCTAGCACTGGTAACACTAGGGCCTCTTACATCATCTTCAATTGTGCCTTGTCTTAAAAATCTATCAGCAATAGGGTGTACAGCTCTTTTGATTTTTTCAGCATCTATTTCTTGATCTGTTGCATTAATACGTTTGTTTATTTCTGCAACAGGCAACGGTTGTTTTGTGTTATAGCGTTTTTTATCTTCGTCAGTAATTGCAATATTTGTTGTAGCACCAATTGCAGGCACCATATGGTTAGAAAAACTAGGTGGCACACAAGCAAACCAATACCCCTTACCTGGATCACCATCGGCAAATAAAACTAAAACCTTTACTCCAACGTCAGGTGGCACTGCCCACATACCGTAAGATTTTTGAGAATCGTTAAAATCTTCTAAGTTTTTACCTTGTGCTTCATATGGAGTCATTCCAAAGAATGGCGAAGCATAACTTACAAGGAATGTTTGATTCTCTGTTCCTACTTCGTTACCTTGATCTTTTAATAGTGTAACCTTTAATCTACCATTAAAAGTAGGATCCATTACACTAACGACCGAAGCAACATATACACCGGATCCTAGTCCGACGCCTCTTGTTCTATCATATCTGGTTCTTCTTTGCGTAGACATTAACTTTCAAAAATCCTTAGTATGTTTCCATCAGCATCTGTTTCATCAACAAACGGTTTAGTTCTATCAATATTAAAGTTTACTAAAACTCCATTAGACTGTCTTCTTCTTTCAGTAAGTGTTGGTCCTTCAGGTTCTTTAGGTTTATCTGCCGGACCAGCCGGAAATTTTGCTTGTAACTCTGCGAGGTTGCCAAAGCCCAATGCCTGTGCAAGTTTATCTGCAAGAGGTAATTCTTGTGCAGGATTAGTTTTAGGTGGTTTTTTCTCTGCCACTTGTGTTGCTAACGCAGTAGTTTTATCTTCAGTAATATTTTCTCCGTCGTAATCTTCTACTTGACCTTGCATTCTTACACACGACAATGTCTGTGTAAACAGACCCCCGGAAAATTCGTTTTCACACTTGTATACTCTATAGATTCCACTAAAAGGACTCCTTTTAGACATTGCACTAAACTTATAAAGTCCACCTTTAGGATCGACATCTGCAGGCGTTCTAAAATTGATTCTAATAAAAACATCATTGCCTTCATAGTTTACTGTTCCATCATTCATAAACTGTGCAGCAGGTGCTGCTTGAACAAAGTGATTGCTTAGACCACTTTCTACTAACCAGAAAGTATCTCCTATAATCTTTAATTCTACTTGAATTAAATCTGCACTTGCATTTTTTACTAGTGCATCGTGAAAGTTTTCTGCTACTTTCTGTTCTACTGACTTTGCTCCTGAACCACCTTTAAAAACACTAAACATTCCAGGATCTCTTTTTTGTTTACTCTTTCCTAAATTACTAACTTGTGCTTTAGGATCTGGACCTGTATTTGATGGAGTACTAGAAGCAGTTTCTTCGCCTGGTCCTGCATTATCTTGGTTAGATTCACTTTCTGTATTACCTTCAGTTGAAGGATTGATTCCTGTATAAAACAAATTATTGATTTTAATATCAAAGTCAATAACATCAGCATTTTGACCGGTATAGATGTAGTTGTATTCTTTTACAATTTGTTTTTTTAATTCTTCTTGACCTGGCGGTTTAGATGTTGTGTTTCCAAATACACTTGCGTGAGCAAGATATGGAACAACTCTAAATGTATATTTTTTAGCAAAGTCGCCTACTGAGTCGTCATATTCTAAAAATTCTACCTGCACATCAATTCTAAACCAATTAACATATCCTTCTTCTGTAATCGGTAGTTCGCCTGTTACCGCTTTATGACTGTGTCTACAACTTAGAATAGTCTGTGTGATAATGTCTGTAATTTTCATTTTTTGTGTAAAATTAAAAATACGTTCTTCAGGAATAATAGTTAATTTTCCTCTTTCAATTCGACCGGTCTCTTCATTAACAACATCATCTTCTTTTCTAAATGCAAAGTTACCGCCTTTTTTAGGTGAATAATCAAATGTACTTTTTCCTATTGGATTTACACCTGCGTCAGTTGTGTTTGAGCCTCCTTGGCTAGATTGCTTGCCGACTGATCTTCTATTAGGTGGGGTATCGAGAGCTACAGTCATTGTTGTTTGTTCTGTAGTTTTATCTATAGGAACAAAATCATATGTTCTTTCAGGAAA